TGGGATGACGTGGCGGAGAGGGCGCACTACTCGCGGGCGCAGTGCTACAACATCCATAATGCAGCCGTTAAGGCCCTTGGAATTGAAGATTGGATGGAATTGGACGGTAGTCCTGTGTTATGATGTATTTGCAAGAATAGAGTACAGCAAATTTTCTTCATGGTACACCTCCTTTTCACAGGAAGCCACCCTAACCAGGTGGCTTTTTGTATGCGGCAAGAGGTGTGCTTTGTTTTGTAAAACAGAGAGTATCGTTTTGTTGACGGCAACAAGATGATACGCATGGGCAAATAGGACTATCTGTGAGGTGAGAAAGTGGCAAAGGGCAAATACGAGCAGTGGCTAACCGAGGATGGCCTTTTGCTGCTGCGAGCTTGGGCAAGGGATGGATTAACGGATGAACAGATAGCAAAAAAATGTGAGGTCGTGCCTTCCACACTGTACGAGTGGAAAAAACGGCATTCGGAGATTTCGGAGGCCTTAAAAAAGGGGAAAGAACCCGTTGACATTGCCGTTGAAAATGCCTTGCTTAAGCGCGCACTTGGATATGACTACGTAGAAACCACACAGGAGTTGAGAAGAGATACGGAATCGGGAGAAATGCGGCTTGTGGTAACAAAGATCGTTACCAAGATGGTTGTTCCAGACACCATTGCCCAATTCTACTGGCTGAAAAACCGTCGCCCGGACAAGTGGCAGGACAAGCCGAGTGATCGCACAGCGGAACACGAAGATGATGGCCTCTTTGAGGCAATCACCGAGGCGGTGAAGGGCTGATGTTCTCTTCTCTATCAACAAAGCAAGCGGAAATATTTAAGTTCATGGCCGAAGATTACGACGCGCTACTTTGTGACGGAGCTGTCCGCTCCGGGAAAACCTCTATGATGATCGTTGCCTATATACTCTGGGCAATGGAAAACTTTAACGACCGCAACTTTGGCATTTGCGGGAAATCCGTGCGCAGTGCAGAGCGGAACATCATTGCGCCAATGTTGCAAACGACCAGCATGCAAAAACGCTATAGCCTGGACTATACGCGGTCAACATCCATTTTGACTGTGCAGCGCAAGGGGCGCAAAAACTATTTTTATATTTTCGGAGGCAAGGACGAATCCAGCTACATGCTCATACAGGGCATTACCCTATCAGGCGTTTTGTTTGATGAGGTCGCGCTTATGCCCAGATCATTTGTTGATCAGGCAATCGCGCGTACCTTGTCCGTGGACAACGCAAAGCTGTGGTTCAATTGCAATCCAGAGAACCCGAATCACTGGTTTTATAACGAATGGGTATTGCAGCCGGAAAAACACAACATGAAGCGCTTGCACTTTTTGATGGAGGATAATCCAGGCCTGTCAAAAAAAGCGATTGACAGGGCAAAGGCGAGCTTCTCTGGCGTTTTCTATGACCGGTATATCCTTGGTAAGTGGGTGGTAGCTGAGGGCCTGATATATCCGATGTTCCGTGAGGTTGATCATACCTTTACCGCGCCGCCCACGATTACGGCCATCGCCTTTGCGGTGGACGTTGGTCATTCAAATGCAACGGTGTTTCTGGCGATTGGACTTGGCATTGACGGCCGGGCATACCTGCTGCGCGAGTATTACCACAGTGGCAGAAGCAGCAATAACACGAAAAGCCCTTTGGCATATGCAAAAGATTTTATGACCTTCAAAGCCGATATCATGAAACAGCATATCGGTGCGAAGCTGGATGGTATATACATCGACCCCTCCGCGCTCGGCTTCATTTATCAACTGCGGGAGCTTGGGGAGTACATGGTCTACCAGGCGAATAACGATGTCGTTCCCGGCATCCAAACGGTTTCGTCTGTCATCGATCAGGACTTGCTGCGTGTGCATACAGGTTGCACAAATACGCTTAAGGAGCTAGGTACGTATTCCTGGGATAAAAAAGCCGCAGAACGTGGAGCGGACCAACCTGTAAAGGTAGACGATCATGCCATGGACGCCTTGCGGTATTACTTTCATACCTGCCGGCGTGACTGGATTGGAAGGCGGGTGAAAGATATTGCTTGAAGCCATAAAAAGCTGGGTGAGAGAGAGGGTGCGAAGGATGTTCCGTTTTTCCGAGGTGGCAGATCTGATACCGTTCAAAACGCCGATTTCAGGAACAATGGCGCAGGCCATTGAACTGTGGATGGATATGTATACGGACAATCCGCCGTGGAAGTCAAAGGATATTGTTACAATGAACCTGCCTTGCCTGATTGCGTCGGAGCTGGCTAGGATCGCAACAATCGAAATGGAAAGCAAGATTGAAGGAGGCCCGCGAGCAAAGTACCTGATGAGCCAGTATCAACGGGTGCTTGATGATGCGCGGAAGATCACGGAATATGCAGCTGCTGGAGGAAGCCTTGCACTCAAGCCTTACACCAGCGGGGGGAACATTCTCGTTGACTATGTTCGCGCGGGAATGTTCTGGCCCACTGCATATAGTGAAAACAGTTCAATCATTGGCTGTTCGTTTATTGACCAGATCACAAAGGGTGACCTGACGTTCGTAAAAATCGAGCATCATCACCACAACGCCAAAGAATCTACGTACACGATCACAACCAAGGCGTACCTGGTTGATGGGAAGGATGCGACAAGATCGCTGTCAAAAGCTAAAGAAGTGCCACTGTCCATGATTGATGAATGGTCGGATATGGAGCCTGAAAACACCCTGCAGAACGTAAAAAGGCCGCTTTTCTCAATCTTGCAGATGCCCATTGCAAACAACGTAGAACTGGGTACGCCACTGGGCGTGTCATGCTACGCCAGGGCGGCCGATCTGATACAGGAAGCCGACAAACAGTTTTCGCGCCTGCTGTGGGAAATGGACAGCGCGCAACGCGCTGTCCATGTTGACATTCGCGCAATGAAGACGCCCGACGCACGGGATATAGGAGGCGCGACGCGCATCAACGACATTTTGCCGTTTAAGCGCTTGTACAGGGCCATAAATAATCCGGATCAGGATTCATTCTTCAAAGAATGGTCGCCGGAGATACGGGAAGCGAACCAGGTAGCGGCGCTTGACGAAATCCTTCGCAGGATTGAAGACGCTTGCAGTTTGGCGCGTGGAACACTTTCGTCCACTCCAGAAGGGCGTAATGCAAGCGTCATGACAGCGACGGGGCTAAAGATCATGCGGCAGCGAACGTACGCCACGTGCGTAGACATGCAGCAATCTATCAAAAGGGCGTTTACTGAACTTGTGGGGGCTATGGACATCTTGGCGGCTCGCATAGAAACATCAATCAATGTAGACACAAGGTATACTATCACCTTTGATTTTGATGATTCTGTCGTATCCGACCGCGACGCGCAGTTCCAGGAACGGCTGATTCTTATGGACCGGGGTATTTACTCCGCCGAAGAATTCAGAGCGTGGTACTTTGGGGAGGAGATCGAAGATGCCAAGAAAAACGTCTCGGTTTCGCTGACGGACGAAAGGGTTCCGCTGGAGGAATAAGAGGGAGGGTAAGTCGTTGATGAAAATTACTTTGTTTGATCACAACGAAGATTTATGCGCGGAATGGCGCAGGGCTTTTAATGACTGTGAAGAAGTGACGGTTCAATGCTGCGAAGCTAGTGAGCTGGAGCATGGATATTCGGCGATTGCGACTGCGGGGAACAGCTTCGGTGTCATGACTGGCGGAATCGATTTGGCAGTCCGTGACCTATTTGGATACGGGCTGCAAGACGCCGTGCAGGACGCTATCCTTGCGAACGCTGAGGTTCTTCCGGTCGGACAAGCACTTTTCATAGGGGTTGAGGATGGCCCCCATGATGCGGTAATCTACGCCCCCACGATGTTTACGCCGCGAACGATTCCATCACTGGATGTTGTTTATTCGATGATGGTAACGATATTTATGGCGACAAAAGAAAAGTGTAAAACCGTTGCAATTCCTGGACTGGGGACGGGCGTAGGCGGTGTTCCCGCAGAAGAAGCAGCCAAGGCCATGAGAATTGGCTATGACGCAGCCAGGAGGTTGATGGAGGGTGATAAAGCCTGAAGACCTGTCGAGGTACGCGGACAAGATAACGCTGCTGTATCGAGATCTGGAGGATGACATCATCCGTGATATGACCGCAAGGCTCGCACGCTCCGGATTCACCGAGTCAACGGTATGGCAGATCGAGCGTCTTCAGGATATGGGCGCAGTATCAAACGATGTATTCGCCAGGTTTGCCCAGACGGCTAGAGTACGGGAAGATGTGCTGCGCGAAGCCTTTGAGGATGCTGGAGGGAAGGTGGCCGGGTTCAAGGACAGCCTTGGTAAACAGATTGGTCTTGCGCCGGAGCTGTTTGGCATGACATCCACGATGCAATCGACGCTGATGGCAGGACTGAAAACCATAAGCGGGAACATCCTGAACCTTACAGGAACGACGGCAACAGGCATGTCAAATGCCTACTATAGTCTGTCAAACCGTGCCTACATGCAGGTGATGTCCGGAACGATGAGCCATGATCAGGCAATCCGGCAGGCTGTCGCGGATTTGGCGCAGCATGGCGTGCACACGGCCACCTATACAACAAGGGGTTCACGCCGCGATCAGATTGATGTCGCCGTGCGGCGCAATGTGCTTACGGGCGTTAATCAGACCGTCGCCAGGATGCAATTTGACGCCATGGAGGATCTGGGAACGGATCTGGTGGAGACATCCGCCCATGCAACGGCGCGGCCCGCTCATCAGCTTTGGCAAGGGCGTGTATTTGTTGTTCAGGAAAGCGGCGGCGCCATGCGAAATGGCATTCACTTTGATAATTTCTACCGCGAAACCCGCTACGGAGAGGTGGATGGGCTTTGCGGCATAAACTGTCGCCACGGGTTCTGGCCGTTCGTCGTTGGTGTATCAACACGCGCCTATAGCGAAAGGGCCCTTCAGGATATGCGGGACGCAACCGTGGAGATTGGCGGCGAGGTCATTCCAGTGTATGAAGCGTCGCAAAGGCAAAGGGATATGGAAAATAGCATCCGCGCTACCAAACGTGAATTGGTAGGTCTTGATACGCTAATGCTGGAGGCGGATGGAGATTCGTACAACTATTTTCGGATGGAGTTTAACAACACAGCGGCAAAACTAAAAAAACAGGAAGGCGCATTGGGCGCCTTCGCAGAACAGTCCGGATTTGGCCTATACAGGGATCGGACAACGATGCCAGGGTTTACCCGTAGCACATCCGCAAAGGCTGTGTGGGGCGCAAGACGCGCAGCGGGGCAATGAACATCATGCTATGGAAATAGCAAGCGCGTTTCCAGTGGAAGGAGTTGCAAGTATTATCGATGCAAACAACCTCAAATACATCCGGCCAAAGCCTATCGTATGACCGTGAATTTGATGTTCTCTACATCAAATTCCGACCCGTTCACGTATCGGGACGCGACGTGGATTCGTGTTGCGTTATTTTTCGTGCTGCTGATGGGATAGAGGGAGCCGTGATCTACAACTTCAAGCACTTTTTAGAAACCGATACAGCTCGCATTGCCAAATACGAACGGTTGCTCGGTATACCGCTTAGTCAAACCCTTCTACACTGAGGTAATTGATCCAGAACGTTCGTGCCCACTCGCTCGGCGGGCGTAGGGATCAAAACCATCAATGCAACCACTACGATGATCGAAGCGCTTCGGCGCTTTTTTCATGCCCGTTTACCCGGCGTGGGCGTTAACCAAGACGGGATGAAATTTTAGGAGGTTTCCATATGTTTGGGAATCGGTATCTTAAATACCCACTGCTTTCTCCAGATTCAAGCGCGGGCGCTACCGGGAGCGCGAGCCCGGAGGACAACGGTACTGTTGCCACAAATCAGCAGATGGGCCAGGATGGCCAGACGCAAGCGCAGGATCTCGCAAAGGGATCTTCCAACGAACAGACGCAAGTCAATTCCACGACGACCAAGGGCGCAACATCTCCATCCTTTACCAAAGAGGATGTGGATAAGATCAAGTCAGCCCAGTTTGCAGCCGGCCGCGCCACCGTTATGAAGGAACTCGGCTTTACGCCCGAACAGGGCAAGGACATGGCAACGCAGACCGCCGCCTTCAAGCAATGGCAGGAAAGCCAGAAAACAGAGGCAGAGAAGGCACAAGGCGAAGTCCAGCGCCTTGTTGGCGAGAACAAAGACCTTCTCTTAAAAGTTACGGCTTTTGAAAAGAAAATGGCCGCTATAACCGCTGGCGTACCGACTGACAAGCTTGATTGGTATATCCGACTCGCGGATGCTCGCGATGGGGAAGACACGTTTGACGACAAACTTTCCAAGGCTATTGAGGAATTCCCCCTGCCCAAGAGGGACGTGCCTGTAATCTCAAAGGGGCAGTCCAAGCAGGGCAGCAATCCGAATGGCGAAAAGTCGTTCAATTTCAACTTTGCACCTGTCAAACCGACACAGAAAGAAAAAGGAGACTGATAAATAATGGCTGAGCCTTTGAATTACGCAACTCAATACGCGAAGGCGCTCGCGCAGGCGTTCCCCTATGTTCTAAATTTCGGAGAACTATACCAAACGCCAAATAACCAGATTTACCGGGTTGTCAACGCAAAGACAATCGAAATCCCGGTACTGTCCACGACCGGTCGCGTCGATGGGAACAGGGATGCCATCAGCACCAAGTCGAGGAACTTTTCGAACGAGTGGGAAACGAAGCCGCTAACCAACCACAGGAAATGGGACACCCTCGTCCATCCTCTCGATATTGAACAGACAAGCATGGTCACGTCCATCGAGAACATCACCAGGGTCTTTAACGAAGAGCAGAAGTTCCCGGAGATGGACCGGTATTGTATTTCCAAAATCTACGCTGATTGGGAAGCGCTTGGGAATGCAGCGCGAACCGATACCCTTACCATCACGAACGTGCTCACGGTGTTCGACAGTATGATGGAGAATATGGACAACGCCAACGTGTCGCAGTCCGGGCGGATCCTCTATGTAACACCGCAGACTTCGACATTGATTAAGAACGCCAGTCAGGTTACCAGATCGGTTGACCTGAAGGATAGCAAAACGCAGCTCGTGCGTGAAGTGTCCCGTATCGACGAGGTTACGATTGTCAAAGTGCCGGATAGCATCATGAAAACCGCTTTTGATTTCACGGTCGGCTCTGTTCCGGTTGGGGAGGCCAAGACGATTCAGATGGCGTTGATTCATCCTCGGGCGGTGTACACACCCGTAATCTACTCGTTCGCCCAGCTTTCCCCGCCCGCTGCTATGTCGGATGGGAAATGGGTCTATTACGAGGAAAGCTTTGAGGACGTATTCATCCTGAACCAGAGGGCTGCCGCCATTGACTTTGTTGTCGGAGGGCAGTAATCATGCCAGCGATGATTCGACTTAACCGCGTTATTCAGGTGTGTGAAGATGAGGTGAGCTTGTACAAGGCAAATGGGTACAAGCTCCTCGAGCCTAAACAAACGGTTGAGGATGAAAAAGAACGTGTCGTAAGACGGCCTACCCGAATGCGGCCAAGCATTGTTGCCGAGACAACAGAGCAACCTGGCGAACTTGCTGGAGGTGATAGCGGTGAGGGTCTTCACGACGTTTGATTTCTACCGGAACCAATTTGGCGGGTTCCTCGTCCCTGAGACCCGGTTTAATAGCATCGTCAGGCGGGCCAGCGCAGAAATTGAACGGATTACTTTCGGGAGGATCTATGGAGAATCGGACTTCCCGGATAACGTTCAGTTCGCGACCTGTGCCGTCTGCGATGCTATCTTCTCTAGGTTTGACGTAGACGGAGCAGAGATGCCGCAACTTCAGCGCGAAAAACTTGAGCAACACGAGAAACAGTTTGTTGCGATGGAATATCGAGGCATTGCGCAGGTCGCCTATGAGGCGGCGACGCTGTATCTATGGCGTTCTGGCCTGTTGTCGGCTGTCATTGACTTCCGGGAGGTGTGAACGGTGAGAGACAAGGTGGTAACGCTGTTCCACAATTTGGGTGAAGATGAAAACGGTCGCGCACAGTGGCAGCGCACCGTTATACGAAAGGTATCTGCGTTCAGAAAAAACGGCATACGGCAGAACGCAGCGCAAAACTTGCAAAGTATCGACAACATGATCGTGTACATCCACGCCGGCGTTTCCGAGGCAGACCGAATCTTTCTGGATGATACTGATTATCACGCGTTGACGGATGACGAGCGGGAAAGGTTCTATGCCATAGCCGCCGATGGGATGGACCGCATTGTTCTTGGCGAAAGCGATGCCGATACTCCAGGCGAGGCTGACGGAAACAAAACACGTCGGATCGTCACAGTGCAATACAACGATTCCAGTCAACTTAAGTGCATTCAGAATATCCGACTGATCTGCGAGTAGGGAGCTGATCCCTTGAAAATACAGTTCGATGCAAGGCTTGTGGATTTTGATCCAAAGAAGACAATGGATCGGTTCAACCCGAGATTCAATGCCGCACAAAAATGGTTGGATAACGAAGTTCTGAAAGACTGCTCTCCGTTTACTCCGTTCAAAACAGGCATGTTGGACCGTTCGGGGCCAGCGGGCACGACGCTTGGCGAAGGTGAGGTTGTTTATAACACGCCTTATGCCAGGCGTCTTTACTATGGAACACATTTCAACTTCAACAGAACCCACCATCCGCAAGCGGGAGCGCAATGGTTTGAAAAGGCCAAAGCGATCAAGAAAAAGGCGTGGCTAGACGGCGCGGACAAAATCCTGAAAGGATGAAGGCATGGATAAAACAACTATAGGTTACTTCATGTGGGAGCATGTCAATTCATGGCCGGACAAGCCTGTAAAGCAAATCGCGCTGAACGCCTTGCCAAAGAAAGGGCTTGCGATGATGCTTATGCAGATGTCGGGAACGGTCATCGAAAAGAAGGACATACTCGGTTCGTTTATCGGCACATGGCCGTTTTCCATGTGCGTCCGTATCCCTGGAGAGGACACGGACGAGCGCTTAAACGCAATACAGATCTTGCATGATTTTGCTGACTGGCTACAAAGCGCCCCGTTCCCAGCGCTTGGGCCAAATCGAAAGGCGATGAAAATCGCTATGGTTTCCCTTCCGTCCATTGACGCGCGCTGGGAGGATGGGTCGGAAGATTATCAGGCCGTGTTCGGCCTTCAATACAGAGAAACAAGGGGGAAATAAATAATGTCTGAAAACAGAATGGCAGTTCGTTCCGAATGGGGTTCGTGGATGAACACCGGAACAGCTGCAAGCCCAGTCTGGAGCCGTATTGGCGAAGGCTTTACGGACTTCGAATTGTCCTATAGCCCGAACGAGTATTCCGCTCATTATGTACACGAGAAGACCGAGCGGAAAACCTTGACGGGCTACGCTCCGGAATTTTCGTTTTCCTGCGATGTATTCACGCAGGATCCCGTGATCAGAGAAATCATGAAAGTGACGGACGATGAACTGATCGGTACGGATTCCGTCCGTGAGATCGTGTCCGCAAATATGTATGACCCGCTTGACAATGAGCCTGATACTTATCCAGCGTTTAAGCGGGCATGGTCGATCATCCCGGGCTCCAAGGGCTCTGGCGTAGATGCGCTGAACCTGTCCGGCACCTTCTCCGCATTCGGCGATTCCATTCGTGGAACGTTTAACACAAAGACAAAGACGTTTACAGAGGTTGAGGTCACTGCCCCGGAGGACTGATAACCGTTTAACGGTAGAAAGGACACCCATATGAATACGGAAAATCGAATTGATGTTTTGCAAGGTATGTTCCCGGAGGATAGTGCTGTTGTATGGCGATATAACGATGTTGAACTTGAAGTGGATATGTTCGACGTTGAATTCTCGGAGAAGCTACGGACAGCTTTCGGGAAAATGGATGCGTCTGTGGCCAAAGAATCTTCGGGTGGGGACACGTTGAAGGAAATGGCCGACACGGCCTTGCTTTTCCGAAATTGCCTGACTGAAATCTTCGGCGAAGAAACGATGTTCCAGTTGCTCGGCGAAAAGCTCAACGCACGTAAAGCGGTGAGGTGCTGCACGTCTCTGTTTGAGTTTATCACAAAACAAACTGCTGGAATGAAGCAGAGCGCTTCTGCTCTGAATGGCCCTACGGCTACGAACAGGGAACAGCGCCGCGCCGCCGACAGGAAGGGGCCCAAGAACCAGGTGAACTGATATGCCTCGCCATAACATGCTTACGAGCGCGTTGCCGTCCACCGTAATGGTTGGCGGCAACGAATTTCCCATCAACACAGATTTTCGAATCGGCATTCGGTTTGATGAGCTTACGAGAAGCAAGAGCCTGAAGGATTCGGATAAATTCGTAGGAGCGCTGATACTTTACTACGGTGAGGACGGCATCCCTCGTGACATGCTGGAGGCGCATAACGCGCTCTTGAAGTTTTACATGTGCGGGAAACTGGACGAAGAAAAAAAGCAACCGCAGGACAAGAAGAATGCGAAAAGAGTGTACGACTATGCGCATGATGGACAGTACATTTATGCTGCCTTTTATGATCAATATCACATTGATTTAACGGAAGCCGACTTGCACTGGTGGAAATTCAGGGCCATGTTTGCGGGCCTCAAGCCGGAGAACGAGATCGTGAAGATCATGGGGTACCGGGCTAGTGATACTGCCCGGATTAAAAATAAAGACGAGCGCGCCAGGGTGCGTTCTCTCAAGCAGCTCTATGCTCTGCCAGAGGAGGCGACTGTTGAGGAGATGCAGAAAAAGGCCGGCGCGATGTTTGGGGCGATGTTTGGATGAACGATGAACTTCAAAAATGGGCTGTGTGCCCGGTGTGTGGGTCGAGGGCCATCAAGTTTGATGGCCCTGACTGCGATAGGCCTGCTGAATGCCATGGGGTAAGGATGAAATGTACTAGGGGGTGCAAAGAGGTGTTTGAGCTGGTTATTCGGGAGGGGCGGCAGGTT